CATTCAGGTCACACCACTTACAAAACTTGCGTTCCCAACTACTTCGGCATATAATATTGTCTGGATTACCCTTATACTTTCTAGGGTATGAAGGTTTGTATTTACTTTTGATACTTTCCGGCATACATAATATATAAGGTAAAAATATTTATAGATGCCCTCTCCAACACCTATTCGTGATATTAAATCTAAATTATTAAGACCTGCACTATCATCTCAATTTGAGGTAAAAATACCAGTGCCTCTTTTCATGGGATCTAATCCCTTTGGAACTAGTGGTCAAGGTGATTTAAATTTAAGATGTTCTGATGCAAGTCTGCCAGGTTCCAGTCTGGCGACAACTGAAATCAGAAACATGCATCATGGTGTCACAGAGAAATATGCATATAGAAGAATTTATGATGATAGAATTGATTTGACTTTCTATGTTGATGGTGCAAACTATCAAACAATTAGATTTTTTGAGACATGGATTGATGGAATAGTTTCGCAAGACCAGGCAAGAGCACGTTCTAATGCTAGTAGTCCAAATTACCACTATAGAATGAGATTTCCAAAAGGAAATACTGGATATAAATGCGAACAAGGACTTGAAGTCATCAAGTTTGAAAAGGATCATAAAAATACTTTAATTTACAAATTTGTTGATGCTTTTCCTTTAGCAATTTCCACGATGCCACTCTCTTATGATGCATCATCACTTGTTAAATGTCAGGTGTCATTTAATTACTTGAGATATACTGTAAATCCACTTCCCATTCCCTCATTCCTTGCTGGCGGAAGTCAAACACCAGCATTAAATAAAGAACTGACCGATCTTTTTAGACCTGATGCTCAAGCAGATTTTAATGCTGATGCATTTATGAATGCACCAGACCTTGGTCTCAACATAACTCCCCAATTTACTCCTGACACCAACCTTTTTGAAAATGCAGACAATTTTGATGCTGCATCTTTCTTCCGATAACCCTCTAAATAATCATACTGAATATCATTATAGGTCATTATGCCTTTACCAAGAATTGCCGCGCCAACTTATGAACTTGAGTTGCCATCTTCAGGAAAATCTATTCAATACAGACCTTTCTTAGTCAAAGAAGAAAAGGTTTTGGTGATTGCTTTAGAAAGTGAAGACACAAAGCAAATCACAACCGCAATCAAAAACGTAATTAAAAATTGTGTCCTTACAAAGGGACTCAAGGTTGAATCACTTCCTACGTTTGACATCGAGTATCTCTTCCTTAACATTCGTGGTAAATCTGTTGGAGAGGAACTTGAGGTTAATATTATTTGTCCCGATGATGAGGAGACTCAAGTTCCTGTGACGATTGACCTGGACGATATCAAAGTTGTAAAGGATGAAGAGCATACAAATAAAGTAAAACTGGATGAAACTTTGATGATGGAGATGAAGTATCCATCTCTTGATCAGTTCATTAAAAATAATTTTGATTTTAAAGATCAAAATGCCATGGACCAATCATTTGAATTGATTGCATCTTGTATTGATAAAATCTATAGTGAAGAAGAGGTGTGGGCAACTGAAGACTGCACTAAGAAAGAGTTGAATGAATTCCTTGAGTCTATGAATTCATCTCAGTTTAAGGATATTGAGAAGTTCTTTGAGACGATGCCCAAGTTGTCTCATAAAATCAAGGTCACTAATCCAAAGACCAAGGTTGAGAGTGAAGTTGTACTTGAGGGTCTGGCAAGTTTTTTCGCGTAGCTCTCTCCCATATGAACCTAGAGAGCTATTACCGACTTAATTTTGCCTTGATGCAGTATCATAAATACTCATTAACTGAGATTGAAAATTTGATCCCTTGGGAGCGGGATATCTATGTTACTTTTTTACAGCAACATCTTGAAGATGAGAAGTTAAAACAACAGCAGGCGAATGGCATCTAGGTACGAGACATCTACACCGATAGAAAAAATACTTGTAGATCTTGGCGTAGACCTCACCTCTCTCGCTTTTGAGGATTCTTCTGAGCAGGATTACCTTAGTAAATTAAGGGAAGGACTTGCTACGCTTGAATTTAAGGCAAAGGGAGATTTTTTAAAAAATCCTAAATTAAAAGAACAATATCAAATTTTACAGGAAGAATTTTTAAGGGTTAGAAAAGGTGGAAAGAAACCACAGGCAAAGAAGACAAAGATATCTGCAGACTCATTAAAGTCAATCAAAAAAATTGAACCAAAAGTAACTAGGATAAGTTCGCAAAAACTTTTACCTGGTAGTGGTGGTGCATTAGTGCCCGCACCTGTTGGTCAAGAGAAAGAAGGGGAGAAAAAAGAATCTGTAATTAAAATACTCTCAGACATCTCAGATTCTGTAAAAAGAATTGTAGAGATTTTAGTTGAAGGTAGAAGACTTGATAGAAAATTATCAGATGCAGAAAGAAAGAAGCAAGAGGCAGAAGCAAGAGGAGCAGCAGAAAATAAGTTAGAGAAAGCATTCAAGACACTTAAAAAAATTGCAACTGGGATGTTGAAACCAGTTGCAAAACCAATTAATGCACTTCTAAATTTTATTAAGAACTTAATTTTAGGAAAGATAGTTCTTGGAATTTTTGATTGGTTCTCTGATCCTAAGAATCAGGAGAAGGTTGAAAGTATAACGAGATTCTTAGGAGACCACTGGCCAAAACTCCTTGCATTATACCTGGTCTTTGGTAATGCATTTGGTAGATTTGTCTTTAGACTTACAAGGACGTTAATATCTGGCGCTATAAAACTTGGTATTGCTATTGCGAAGTTATTAGCAGCAAAGAAAGTACAAGGTGCTAGAGGTGTTGCAAGATTTCTTGGTGGAAAAAAAGGAAGTCTTCTAGCAAAGGGTCTTACAACTGTTGTTACCCTTGGTGGTGCCTATGCCATGACCCAGGGAATGAAGGGTGATGATAAGACACAGAAATTCTCCGGTGGTGGATATGTTAGACCAAGAGTTCCAGCATTCTCTGGTGGTGGATTCTTAGGCAATCTCTTTGGTGGAATGGGTAAAGGTGGTGGCATGATGGGTGGTGCCAAAGGTGCTGCCATGGGTGCCTTGTTTGGTCCTCTTGGAATGCTGATAGGTGCTGGTCTTGGATCGGGCACAATCCAAGAAGGATTTGGTGCAGCAAAAGATATGATCGGCGGATTCGTCAGCGGTGAGAAGGGTGTGGATAAAGTTCCTGCCATGCTGTCTGATGGTGAATTTGTTATGTCACGCGGAGCAGTTAAAAAGTATGGAGTCGGAACACTTGAATCGATGAATGCTGCTGGTGGTGGCACCAACAAACCGAAGATGGTTGAGGGAACGACTTATGCTGCTGGTGGTGGATTGATTCAGGAAAAAATTCGTAGAGCATCTATAAGAAGACCTGGAGACTCTGAGGAATCTGATGCTCCATTTGCATTAAAAGATGAACTAAAAAAGGAAAGAAAATCTGCATCATTTAATATTAATCCAAGTGTAAGTGTAAGTAATACATCTCCTCTTCCATCTAGTCTGCCTGGTATGGGTGGAGGTGGTGGTGGCACTAATGCCTTAACGAATCAGGCAAAAGTTAGATCTTTTCCTGCTATTCTTGGTGATATGTTTGGTGCTTTTAGGAAAAAACAGATTGATCCACAGACCATTTTGGAAGATATCCCATCATATAAGGGTGGAGGATTTGTAGAACCAGACCAACGTGGACAAAGTAGTCTCAGTAAATGGTCCAAGATGTCGAGAGAAGACAAGCGTAATGTATTGAAGAAGTATCGTGAGAGACAACTGAAGTCTATTAAGGCACGTTATCGTTATCTTGCGGATATGCAATCCAAAGGTTTAGATGCATATGGTCGTCCTATTAACATGATAAATTCTCCTAGTGTAAACATTCGTGATATTTCAAATATTGAAGTAAACCCTGAACAGTTTAAAAGTGGTGGAGCAATCCGCGAAAATACTGGAGCAAAAATACCTGGAGCAACTGATGATAGAAGATTCATACCTATGAATCCTTTGATGATGAACATGAATTTTGCTAATGGTATTGCTGTTCAACCTGGTGAATACATGCTTCCTTCTAAAACAGTTACCGCCCTTGGTGGTCCTGGTAATGTGGACAGAATAGTCGCTAAAACTGATAGTAATTCCAAGGCAGCAAAACTTGGCGGTTCTAATGTTGATATTAACATTTCTCCACCATCAACTGAGGGTAGAATCAAAGTGATACCTCTGCCACCTAGAGAAGAACCTGATACCTCTATGGTTGGAGGTTTGGATGGATCTGAAGTTCCAAACTTCTCCGCAGGAACTGGTTCTAGAGCAAAGCAAAAGACTCTGGGAGTGGTTAGATAATGGCATTACCAGTATTAGCAAGGGCGATTGGTGGCAGTTTAATTAAGGGTGCTGCTAAAGGGAGTAAGAAAAAAATAACTTCGGGCATGATAGCATCAGGTGGTGGATCTAATGATGATGGTGGTGGTAGAGGTGGTGCTTTAGTTGCAAAACCATCAACATCATTAGTGCCTAAAGTTGTCACATCTTCTGCTATAGTAAAGGCACCAGAGGCAAAGGTTACCTCTGCTCCCCTTAGCATGGAGGGCATCTTACTTGTCATTAGAAAAGATGTATCCTTTATCGAATCGTTTTTAAACTTTGATCTTACTAATAAGCAAACAAAACTTGCAGGTCTTAAGCAAGATCAAAGCAAGAAAAGAATGCAGAAGGAGGAGAAGGTATCCAAGAGTGGATTAAAAAATAAAAAATTTGGATTAAAACTACCAAAGTCAGGATTAGTTGATGGGGTAAAAAACTTTATCGGCAATATGCTGATGGGGATGTTTGTCCTCAAGATGATGGATTTCCTCAAAGGAAAAAACATAACTGGCATTTTAAAAACTGCTGGTAAAGCAGTTGATTTTATTATCGGTGTTGGTGGGACATTACTGAATGGTCTAGCAACTTTTATTGACTGGGGTTATAAAGCATACGATGCTACACTTGGATTTATTGAAAAGTTTGGTGGTCAAGGTGCTGTAGATAATTTTGAAAAGTTTGCTGGTCTTATTGATACAGCATTATTCTTAACAACTACAATTGCTGGTTCCATGGCACTAGAGGCCATGACTGGTGGCGGTGGTGGTCCTGGAGATATGATCCAGGACCGATTGATGGATCAAGCGAGAAAAAGATTATTTCAAAAAGGAGCAGCAAAAGCTGCTACTACCGCTACCACGACCGGATCTGGCACTGCTGGAGGTGCCGGAACCGCGACTAGTATTGGTGCAGCTTCTGCTGCTGCTATTATTGCTGGTGTAGGTTTACTTGCATCTGCGTTAGGAGAAGGTTCTTTTCAAGTTAAGAAAGCATCGCAGGGTTTTGAGAAAAAGGTATATGAATTTGGTGAGGGAGCAAAAAAAGATCCCAATCCGTTTACACAAACCTTGAAATTGGCGACTGCTGCTTTTGTTATGCCATTCTTGAGATTTGGGAATTGGTTGTTAAATGGAATTGGAGTCACTTTAGACATCATCGGTGCTCCATTTAGATATGCTATTGAATTAATTCGATATCCTTTCTTAAGTGAAGAGGACAAAGAAAAACAAGCAACTAATCTAGCGAAGTTTGATGCAAGAATTAGAGACGGAATTCGTGAACATTTTGCAGGGTTTTTGAGTCCTCTCCTTAAACTTATAGGTCAGGGTGATATGGCAAAAGCACTTGATAAAAAAGGTGCGCTTGGAAGTATGTTCGGTGAAAAAGGAACAAAAGGAATGGGGTATCGTGGAGGAGGTAAAGCAAAAGCACCTGGATCCACAACTAAAAAGAAAAAAAGAGGTCTTAGAAAACTCCCTCAAAAACCAACTTATTCAAAGGAACCTCTGCCCAAATCTGGTGAGAGTCTTGGAGTAAGTGACGTTCAATCTGAAAAAGCATGGTGGGATCCTGCTGGAGTCTTTACAGGTAAGAAGACTGAGAAGGAGATAAGAGCATCAGCAGATGTTTCAAGAAGAATTGTAAGTGTTCAAAATAAAGTTGGAGAAGATCAATACTTTGGACCGATCTTAACGATTACTAGCAAACTTATTAGAGGTCAAAAACCTGACTTTAAAGACTATCAAAATGTTGGACTAGGCATTAATCTCTTGTATCAAGATGGTGTAAAGGAAGGTGTCATTGGTGACATGCCAACTAGAAAATACTCTAGTGGTGGATCAGTTAAATCAGGCGTTTCTCTTGGAGATATTAGCAAGTGGGTTCAAACTACTTTTGAGGATAAATTAAGAAGTAAAATTCGAGATGCTATAACTCTTAATGTTCCAGAAACTGTGGGTACTAGTCCAAAACCAGCAACAAACCCATCACAAGAGATTCCAACATCAGTGACACAAGGATCTACTTATGCAACTACAAGTTCTGGAGAATATGGTGACATATTAAACCTTATTGCTAGTGTTGAGGCAAAGTCTTATGATACTATAAATGGGGGACATATTGATGGATTGAGCACCATGACCATCGCAGGGGCCAGAAGTGCAGCGATGAATGCTGGATATGGTTCTGGTGCCATGGGTAGATATCAACAGATGCCTCAGTTTGTGTTAGATAGAGCAATTTCTATTGGATTAGATCCTAATAAAGATTTGTTTAGTCCAGAGAACCAAGATAAACTTGCTATTCTTTTGATTGATGGTGCTGGATATCGTAAATGGAAAGCAGGAGAACTAACCACGGAGAAATTTGCATATCGTCTTGCTGGTACGTGGAGAGGTCTTCCCGAAGGTCCAAGTAATTTAACATACCAGGATCAATATGCATCTGGAAATAAGGCACACACCACTTGGGATAATGTGATGAAGGTTCTGGGTGGATCGAAGAGAAGTGGTAGTGTTGCTACTGGTAACGTTACTGTACCACAGTTATCCGCTGGAGCTCCAGCAACTACAAGCACTTCTGGTTCAGCAGGTGATGGATCGATTCCAGGAAAAACAAAAAAAGGAGGAATATACTTACACTGGTCTGCTGGTGGTGGGTTTGACCCATACAGTAATAGATACCACCGCACAGTTCTGGCAGATGGGTCCGTTGTAGGAGATGCTGACTTAAATGTTTTTGACGCCGGACATCATACTGCATATAGAAATAACCGTGGAGTTGGATTGGCAATTGCTGCTATGGAAAGTTGGAATTGGTCCACGCTTAAACCAATACAACTTGAAAAATTAGCAGAAACAGCAGCAGCAGTTGCTAAGAGTATGGGATATTCTGCAGCAGATATAAACGTTAAAAATATTGCGACTCACGCTGAAGTTGGGTCCATGAAAGATGGTGTGAGAAATCCTGCTGGTCCAAATGGAAATCCAGATAATTATGGTCCAACAATGTGGGGTGGTGATTCCAATAAACTTGATCTTTTGGACCTTAATAAGGCAGATTATGACAAGGGGTTAGGACAAGGCGGACCTAAACTTCGTGCCATGATCCTGCAAAAGTTTAAAGCAATGAAACAGGGTGGATATATTGGTAAGTATGATAAATCCATGAAGTCTATTGAAGGTTTTGCGCCATATGAATCTGGCGCTGAACAATTTGTCATGGTTCCACTTCCAAGTCAGGGACAATCCATGCCTATGATGGATGCCACACCACCTAATACTTCACTACCCGTCACAGTCTTTGCTGATGATCAGTTTGAGTTCTTGGATTATCAAGGTTAAATAGAGTTAAGAGGTAATACTTATGGCAGAACCAGTAGTTTCAAAATCAGCTGAAGGCAGTTTTATTCAGGGCATCACTATCAAATCCAATAAAGGCGGTGAAACTGTTGGATTGGATGGTGGATTTCTTAAGATGTTTTATCGAGAAAGTATCATGACAGATACAATTAGTATTGATCTTGCTGTCATGGATACAGGTAACACTGTTGATAAGAAAAATTTCGTGGATGGTCTACCAGTTGTTGGTGGAGAGTCTGTATCTATTAAATTTGAAGACAATAACAAAAATGTATTAGACTTTGGTGAGAAGAAAAATAATTTTCTTTACGTAAATAAATTGACTCCACTTGTGGAAAACTCAAAGAAGTCTGGATACATGCTATCATTAACTTCTAAAGAATATATTTTAAATGAAAAGATTAGATTGCCAGAAAGATTTGATGGTAAAATTTCTGAGACCGTTAGAACTATTTTAACTGCTGGTAATTTTTTAGGACTGGGCACGAAAAAAAATGTTGATGATATAGAAGAGTCAGCAAACTCATACAACTTTGTTGGCAATAACAAAAAACCTTTCTATACTATTAATTGGTTATCAAAGAAAGCAATTCCAGCAGACACCAAGGGAAAGAAAAGTGCAGGATTCTTTTTCTACGAAACCTACACGGGTTATCATTTTAGATCTATTGAAGGACTTTTAAAACAAGAGGAGAAAAAAAGAATCATCTATAATAATTCAACCGATAGTAGATCGGTGCCGAAGAATTATGATGTCAAAGCAGCAGAGTACAAGAGAGACAGTCGTCTTGATGTAAGGGAAAAATTTAAAATCGGAACTTACAAAACTCGCTTGGTTACCTTTGATCCTTTCTCAACCTTTTATAAGGTAGACAAAGTAACTCCAACTGATCTAACAACAGGAGAGGCAGCCAAGTCTCTTCCTACTATGAACCCTGAATTTGAATCTCCTGATGCCAATAGAGAGTTCTCAAGAACCATGTATTTTATACTTGATACTGGAACTTTACCTACGGGTGCAACAGATGAGCAAATTAAAAAATCAGGAGAGGAAATTTCTTATCCATCTAAACATTCGTTACCATCTATCATGAGGTATAATCAACTCTTTACTTCAGAGGTAACGATTACTATACCAGGCGATTTTTCACTTCATGCAGGGGATGCGATTTATTTGGATGTCGCAGAACTCGTAGACAACACAAGTGATAAGGTGAATGGTGAACAAGGGGGACTATATATTATATCAGACCTTTGCCATTATATTTCACCAGACAAAACTTTTACTAAGATGAATTTAGTAAGAGACGCCTATGGTCGAAAAGCAAAATCACGTAGCTAAACATGGAAAGAGACATCGAGACCCATATTGAGAAGGATAAAAAGATCCTTGAAGATCCAACCATTTCTCCACAGATGCGTCGGCATACTGCTGATGAACTTGAGCATCTGGAGAGATATCATCAAGAGCATCCAGACGATCACCATGATCCGACAGCATTTGAGATGTATTGTGATGAAAATCCAGAAGCAGACGAGTGTAGGATTTACGAAGATTGATGGAAGGAGGGTCATTATTTAATCCAGGATTTCAAGGTGGAAGTTTTCTCTGGTGGGTAGGTCAGATTGCTGACGATGCCACCTGGAGAGATAACATCCTGCCTGGCCCTCATAAAGACACTAAAAAACCTGACGGTTGGGGAAGAAGATATAAGGTAAGAATAATCGGTCTTCACGATCTAGGTGAAGAGGCACTTGATTCTGATCAACTTCCCTGGGCACAGGTAATGTATCCTGTCACGGGTGGTGGTGGTCAAACCTCTGCATCTCACACATCAAACCTAAGACAGGGTATGATGGTGTTTGGATTCTTTATGGATGGACAGGATCAACAAGTTCCTGTTATCATGGGTGTGCTTGGACACAACGTTCAGGTTCCTCTTGCTACCACGATTGGTGACAATAGAGTTACTAATAATACTCCTGGTCCTCTTGCGACTAGTGGATATGCAGAGGGTAGAAATCCACCTCCAAACACACCAGCTGAAGGTGGTCCTAATCCAGTTGTCCCTGATGATGATCTCAAGGTCACTAAACCTAAATCAGAGGCACAGCAGCAGGAAGAAGCAGAACCATCTCCTGGTGCTCAACTTAATAAGTATGGATTAGATCCAAGCAAATCTTTAACAAATCAGCAGTTTGCTGATATGCGAAGTGCTGTTGCTGAGGCAGAAGCACTTGGTTACGAAAAGGGTAGTCCAGAGTATGAGGACCTCAAACAGAAGAGAGTTGCTGAGGGTATCCGTAATCGTAAGAAAGCAGCAAATTCACCTGCAGCACCAGTACAACCTGGACCAACACTTGAGGGTGTTGATGATGTTACTGCTATCTCTGCTGCTGACACAAAGAGGAATGATCATTACCGTCAGAAGACTGTGATGTTGAGTGTTTGTCAATTCCCACAATCAAACACCAAAGGATTACAGACGGTGCTTGATAACCTTGTCAAGAAAATAGAAAAGTATGTCAATACATTCCAAAGTTATATTGATAAGGTATCAAGCACGATTGAAGACATTCAGCAAATTCTAAGGAATGCTGCATGTGAGATTGCAAAGTATATTAAACCCCTGCTTGATAAAGTCATGGAGTTTGTGATGAAGAAACTGAATGAAGCACTCACAACCGTGGTTGCTGCTCTGCCATCTAGTATGAGACATCTTTTTGCAGACATGAAGAAGATGCTCACGGAGTTAATTCTTTGTCTTTATAATAAATTGACTCAGGGTTTATGTGATTTAATTCAAGCAATTCTTGACAAAGCACTTGATCTTGCTGGACTTGAGGATAAAGCAAAGGCGGCGGCTGCCAATTCAAATGGTGATGATGATTCATATAGGAGGTTGGCACCTAAGGTTCCTCCTTGCTATGCAGAAGATATTACCGCACAAGTTTTTGCTGTTTCTGCACCGGCAATTAATGAGGCAAATGAATCACTTGTTCAAAATCTTGACAACTTCTTGGAGGACATGCAAAAACAATTGGCTGGTGTCAGCGGAGCACTCGATGGAATGATGAATAAGATCCCAGATATCTCTGGTAGTCTTACCGCAGCACTTGGATTTGAGAATATTAGAATCAATTTGTTTGGTTGTGAATTAGAACCTAATTGTCCCGTTGATGATTACTACACTATTCAAGGTGGCGGTGCAGGTCAACCAGACGCCAAACAACCTAGTGATAAAGCAGTCGAGGACGCAGCAGCTGCACAGGATCCTGCTGAGGTTGCCTCTCCTCAACCAGATCCAGGATATATTCAACCAACAAGTGGTCAGCAAGATACACCACCTAGTGGATCTCAAGCACCTCCTCCACCTCCCCCACCACCTAGACAACCTGATGAGGTATTGTTGTATGATGAGAACTATAATACACCTACTTCAACATCAACGACACCACCGCCTAATGAAACACCAGCACAGAGGGAAGCGCGTCGAAGAGCAAAAGTTGGAAATGAGAGATATGAAGAGATTCAAAGACGAAGAGAAGCTGCGATTCGTGCTGGTCAAGAAGGTGGTTAAAATAAGTTTCTATCAACCTGATAAATACAAAATATGAAGACAAGATATAATCAATAATGTCGTTCAACCTCTTCGGTCCTGCTACTGTAAATGACATCAAAGTCGGATATATTTCGACTGATAGGGGGTACGTTGATGGTGTTAGTAGATATGAAGCAAATAAGTATGCCCAGTTAAATCCTGGCACTCAATTTATTTTTAAGAACAGGGATCTGATTAGATATCTCAATATTAATGAGGTGAATAAACTCACTCCTGATGATCTCCTTCCAAATAGAGTTCCAACAAACGGGTGTGATCAGGAAAGTGTTAATACATTTGGATTAGATATTTACAATCCAGATGGTTCCATTAACACAGATGCTGTTGCAATTGTTACTCCCGGTGGCGGGTCAGGGACCGGAGGACTTGGTGATGGATCTCCCCGTGCTAATATTGGTTCTCCTAGAGTTTACATAAATGGTGGAGGTGGTGTAGGAGCAGCAGCAAATGCTGTGATTGGAAATGATGGAT